CCGGTAGATTCGAAGCGAATCCAGACATTGAAGGTAAGCATGGGATGGTCCTTTCGGTTTGTCCCGCGGCGGCAACCGCGTTTGACAATCCCCATAAAGCACAGGCCGAATGCCTTGTCAAGTGTCCATGTGAAAATAAATGAAGATTGTTGGAAATGGCCTATTTCATTGGGTTATTGCGCCACAGATAGGCGCCGCATGCGCTGCATTTGATGTTTGCAGCCTTCAAACGCTTCAAGGTGGCGAACGCTTCGCCCTCGTGATCGCAGGACGGGCAGCGCAGCAGCCATACGCGCTCCTCGTTCCATTTGCGGTGCTGCGCCGCTGCGCGCTCGCGCTGATCCAGATTAGAGCGGCTAGGCCTGCCGTGCGTTCGCTGCATTGAATCGCCTCATAGCTTTGGCCAGGTCGCGGCGCATCTCGGCTTTGGTGGGCCTGCGCACCGCCGGCAGGCCTGCCGCGTATCGCTCGGCCTTGATCTGGCAGCGCGCCAGGTGCTGCAGCCTTGTCGCCTTTACATCAATGCCGGCTTCCCTGATCCAGCGCGCCACGGTTTGCCGCGGCACCGATGCCACGGTCGCACCCTCCGCCGGCGATGTCAGGTCGCCACGCTGGAACATGGTGACAATCCAGTTTCGGAGCGGGTGACGTGCTGGCGCCATACGTTCCAATATGCGGAACGTATCGTTTTCCGAACAACGCACGGCAAGGCGATCTGCACTCCATGCAAGCGCATGAAGGCGTGCAAGTAATGCCCATGGATATTGAACATCGCGCCCGTGCGTTGCCGCAATCGGTCACGAGCGCGCAATCCTCTCGCGTCGTCCACACCCGCGCGTGCCTTTCTTTAGCAAGCAAGGGCGACCGCCCGCAGCGAGCGTTCACAGAATGTCTGGTCTTGCAGTAACCCGAGCCGATACAGCGCCAGCCGCATCAAATCCGGTCAAAGAGCCTCGCATTTCAAAACGAATGCGCAAGGTGCTTACACTCCTCGCAACCCGCGGCATGACGCAGCGAGAAGCCGCAAAACAAGGCGGAATGAGCGAGACATACCTTTCGACGGCGCTGCGCAAACCCGAAATAGGCGCGTTTATCGCGCGCGAAACTCGCCGAAACATGCAGATCGGCACCATTCGAGCGTCTGCACGATGGCTTGAATTGATCGATGCCGACTCCGAACACGTTGCAGCGAAGGTAACCGAGCGACACCTAACCAGCGAGGGCATACTCAAGGGCGATAGCAGCCAAGTGTCTGTGAACGTTGGCGTTTCGGTCGGGTACGTGATCGACCTATCGGGCAATGCAGCGGGCGCGAAGGTGATAGATGGGACAGGTTAACAGGTGTCAGCCTGTCTCATGCGATGTTTCGAGGGCCCGGGGGCCTCGTCGCCTGGCCCGCGCGCTCAGGTCGACCGCCCCCAAAAATGGCCGATCGAACTCGGGGCCGTCCCTTTCCCCCTCAAGAATTCCGGAAAACCATCGTGAATAATTTTATGTCCGAAACGTCGCTGACCCGTCCGCCGCCTGATCTTCCGAGCAAACCTGTTTTGGGAGGTTCGCCGTTTTACGAGTGCGGCTGCTGGGACGGGAAATGCATCCTGTACGGCTGCAAGCGCGCGAGGTGGTCGGGTCTGGTGAAGTCGTTTTGCTCGCACCCCGAAACCCTCGCTGAAAGGAATTCGCCATGATTGGTGCTCTGGTTAACCTGCTGGTCGTTTTGATAATCGTTGGGGTGATCTGGTGGGCGGTGATGGCGATATTGCCGTTGATACCGTTGCCGGAGCCGATTGGTCAGATTGTGCGGGTGTTGCTGATTTTGATTTTGGCGCTGGTGGTGATCTTCGCGCTGCTGGGTTTGTTGCCGGGCGGGGGCGGGGGTTATGGATTTCGGCTGGTTCGATGAGCCGATGACGCTTCTGCCGTTCCATCGCGACGATGTGGTGCAGTGGCGCGGGATGCTGGCGATTGTGGATGAGGTGAAGGGCGACCGGGTTGTGGTGCGGACGGATGACGAGATGGTGCACATCACGACGCAGGACCGGTTGCGGGACATGCAGGCGCCGATGAAGCGGCGGGGCGAGGTCGCATGAAGGTTTTCAAGCCCAACGGCGTCACGCTCGTGAATTTCATGGCCGATCAGAAGTCGCGGGTGAAGATCATCCAGGGTCCGATCGGGAGCGGGAAGTCGCTGGCGTGCGTGATGTCGATCTGGATGAAGGCGCTGGAGCAGAACAAACAGGCTGACGGCAAGCGGCGGTGCCGGGTGCATGTGTTCCGTGACACCTACGGAAAACTGGAAAGCACGACGCTCAAGAGTTGGCTGGAGTGGTTTCCGGAAAAGGAATTCGGCCGCTTCTACTGGTCGAAGCCGATGGTGCATGAGATCCGGGTCGGCGACGTCGAGCTCGACGTGCATTTCGTGGCGCTGGAGGATGAGCGCGCCGCCGACTATTTCCGCTCGCTGGAGACGACGTTTGTGTGGTGGAACGAGGTGCAGTACGCGGATCGCTCCCTGTTCGACGAATCCGTGACTCGCGTCGGCCGGTATCCGCGGATGATCGACGGCGGGCCGGTGCGGCCGCAGGTGATCGCGGACATGAACGCGCCGGACGAGACGCACTGGATTCCGATCATGCGCAAGGATGTTGCGGCGCCGGACTGGTTTTCGGAGGACCAGCGCAAGTCGCACATCAAGCCGGATAGTTGGGAATTCTACGTGCAGCCGGCCGGATTGATCGAGGTGAAGGACCACGAGGGTTCGGTGACGTCCTATGTGGAAAACCCGCTGGCCGAGAACCTCAAATTTCTGGAGCCCGGCTATTACATCAACGCGGTCGCGGGCAAGACCAAATCGTGGATCGACGCCAACGTCCTCAACAAGGTGTCGCCGCGGCGGGACGGCAAGCCTGTCGTGCCGGACTTCAACCGCGCGGTACATGTCGCGCGCGCGCCGATCGTGCCGGTGCCGGGCCTGCCGATCATTATCGGCTGCGACTTCGGGCGCCGGCCGTGCGCAATCTTCCTGCAGTGCATCCGTGGCACCTGGTACGTGCTGCACGAACTGATCGCCCGGGACATGGGCGCCAAGACGTTTGCGCCGTTACTCCGAAAGGAGATCGCCCAGCACTTCCCGTTGTTCCAGTTCGCGATCTGGGGCGACCCGTCGGGCGATTTCAAGGGCCAGAACGACGAACAAGTCCCGTTCCAGATTTTCCGCGCCAACAAGATGCCGATCCGGGAAGCGCCGTCGATCCTGTTTTCGGTGCGGCTGCAGTCGATCGAGGCGGTGCTGACCCGGATGAGCGAGGGCCGGCCGGCGCTCTTGGTGTCGCCGACCTGCCCGACCCTGATCGCGGCACTGGATGGCGGCTGGCATTACCGCAGGCTGAAAGTCGCCGGCGAGCGCTATTCCGAGGATCCGGAGAAAGACGAATATTCCGACCCGCCGGACGCGCTCGGCTACGCGCTGCTGGGCGGCGGCGAGGGCCGGCTGCTGCTGACGGGATCGATGACGCCGAAAGCCCCCACGCAAACCATCCGCCCGCACAACCCGTTCGCCCGCAGCATCGGCGCGCGGCGGTGAGCATCGTTCGCCTGGTGCCAAAGGCGAACCCGGATCTCCCAATCGATCGGCTTTGGCTGGTGTTCTTCGGCGACGCCGAGGGCGAGCCGTGGTGGTCATGGTTCCTCGCGCCCGGCTACCGCCATGTCGCGGCCTGCGCGTGGTTCGCCGAGCAGGAGCGCTGGGTCTATTTCAACCCGACCCGCCGCGGCACCGTGATCCTGCTCTACCGCGCGGACGAATTCGGCGGCCGGTTCCAGCAACTGGTGAATTCGAGTTCATGCGTGTTGCGGGTGCGCTCGACCATGGCGCGCTCGACCACGCCGTTCGGCTGGTGGTGTACCGGCGCCGTGAAGGCCCTGTTGGGCGTCCGATGCCGTGCGTTGTCGGTTCGCGGCCTCCGCGACCACCTTCTGCGCCACGGTGCCGAGGTGGTCCACATGCCAGGCTCCGAACCGGAGCACCATGGCGAGCCTGTTCAAACCTGACGTCCCTCAAGCCGACCCTGCCATTGCGAAGCAGCAGAAAGATGAGCAGGCCCGCGCCGAGGCCGCGCGCATCAGTTCGGTGCAGGAGCAGTTGGGGCAGGAAACCAAGCTGCGCAGCCGCGCTACCGGCATCCGCTCGCTGCTCGGCTCGTTCGGTAGCGGGCAATCGTTGCTGGGTTCGAACTGATGGCGAAAGAACCCTTTAAGCCAGCATCTGCCGCGCGCGACGATCAGAACGATCCGCTCCTGAAAGAGATGGCCCGCCTGGTTGCGCGCGCCAAAACCGATCGCAGCCGGCATCAGGCCCGCATCGCCGACTGCTACCGTTACACGATGCCGTGGCGGCACGCCTTCAACCAGTCCCAGACAGTGCCCGACCTCGACGTGATTTTCGACGGCACCGCCGGCGTGGTGCTGGAGGACTTCGCCGCCGACATGCTCAACACCTTCACGCCGCAAAAGAACAACTGGGTGACGGCGCAGCCGGTGGTGAAACTGGAGACCGGCGACAACAACAAGATCAAGGACAGTCTCGCCAAATACCAGAGCGTGGTGTTCGGTGCGATGGGCGCCTCGAACCTGTATATGGCGCTGCAGGAAGCCTATATGGACCTCGGCCCGGGCACGATGATCCTGCTGATCAACGACATCGACCCGACCAAGCCATATCATTGCGAGGCGATTCCGGCGCCGGAAATGCTGCTGGTGCGCGGGCCCTACGGCTATATCGGCGGCTACTTCCGCGAAAAGAAATACTTCCGCTCCGAGATCAAGACGCTCTGGCCGAACGCCGATCTGTCGAAGCTCGGCGAGGCGCCGGTGGATGGTAGCGATCCCGAATACGACGTCACCGACGGCTGCTGGCGCGACTGGACCGACAAGGGCGACGAAGCCTACCACTACGTCGTCGAGGCGCAGGGCAAGAAACTTTATCACAAGCCGTACAAGGGCGCGGGCTCGTGCCCGTTCATCGGCGCGCGCTGGGGCAGGGACTCGACCACGGCCTGGGGCTGCGGACCGACCTATCGCACGCTGCCCGAGATCAAGACCCTCAACCACGTCCGTTACACCAACCTGAAAAACTACGACAAGCATGTCGACCCGCCGACCTCCTACGTGGACGACGGCGTGATGAACGTCGACAACGGCGTGGAAGCCGGCCTGTGGATTCCGCGCGCCCAAGGGAGCGATGCGCCGGAGCCGCTGGAAAGCAAAACGCGCTTTGACGTTTCGATGTTCGAAATCGACGAACTTCGATCGATGATCCGCCGCGCGCACTATCAGGACCGGCCGGAACAGCAGGGCAAGACCCCGCCGAGCGCGACGCAATGGGCGGATGAAGCCGCCGAGCGCGCGCGACGCATGGGCACACCGGCGACCACGCTGGTGCACGAGCTGCAATATCCGTTGTTCCGCCGCTTCGCCTACCTTGAAGGCCAGCGCGGCAACCTGCCCAAGGTCCAGATCGAGGGCGTCGACGTAGCGCTGCAGCCGATCTCGCCGCTGCTGCGCGCCCAGGAACAGGAAGCCGTGGTTCGCCGCGACAAGTTCTGCGAACTGATCGTGGCCCGGTTCGGCCCCCAGGTCGGCATGATCATCATCGACCTGATCGAATACGCCAAGCTGCAGGGCAAGGACATGGGCATCGAGACATCGATGATCCGCAACGAGCAGGACATCGACGCCGCCATCAAGAAATTCCTGCCGGTGCTGGAGAACGCCACCGCCGGCCGCCCGGGTGAAATCGCACCGCCCGGTCTCGGCGCGCTGACCGGAGCGCCGCTGCAATGAGCGGAAGCTGGGACGATCTCGCACAGCCAGGCGGCCGCGAACAGGCACCGAAACCCGACAACGAGTTCGACGCGGTTTGCGCCGATGTGTTCATGACCGCCGGCGGCAAGCGGCTGCTCGCCGCGCTGCGCAAGCGGCATTTCGAGACCGGCGGCAACCCGCGCGCCGAGGAACGCGATCTTCGCATCCGGGTGACCAACCAGCAGTTCGTTCGCGATCTCGAGATGGCGAGCGAACGCGGTCTCGCCGCCGGCAAGAAAACCACCTGACATCGCTCCGTGCGTTGCCCGTCATTTCAACGATGGGGCAGTTTTCGCGCCATGAACGACATACCTTCGCCCACGCCATCGCCCTCACCAACTCCGGCGCCTTCACCGGCGCCGGCTCCTTCTCCCGCGCCTGCGCCGGCCCCCGCCGCCGTTGCGCGGCCGGAGTGGCTGCCGGAATCGCATTGGGACACCGCGGCGAACACCATCAAGCCGGAGTTCGGCCAGCACTATTCCGAGGTCGCCACCTTCCACAAGACCGAAACCGAGAAGGCCGCAGCGCTGGCCGCGCGCAAGCCCGAGGACATCAAATTCGAGGTAAAGCTGCCGGAGACGGTCAAGTTGCCGGAAGGCATGGACCTCAAGATCAACGAGAACGACCCGCGCGTCCCGGTGCTGCGCGAGATGGCGATCAAGAATGGATGGTCGCAGGAGACCGTCGACTCGCTGGTCGCGCTCGACGCGCAGCAGCAGATCGCCGCCCACGCCGCCGAACAGACCCGCATCGCCGCCGCCGACGCCAAGCTCGGCGCCAATGCCAAGGACCGCAAGACCGCGGTCGGCAGCTGGCTCAAGGGCATGAAGGATCGCGGCGAGATCGAAGCGCACGAATACGAGGCGGCCCGGGTCTACGCGACCGACGCCGAGACCGTCACCTTCCTCGAAAAGATCATGGCCAAGGCCGGCGGACCGATCCCCGGTCAGCAGCCTCACCGTGACGCAACACCTGTTCCGAAATCCGTTGCTGAACGGATGTATCCGAATCTCCCATCAGGGCTTCCGCCCGCTAGCGCTAGGAGCGCCTGACCATGGCTGTCGTTGGAACCGCACTCACGCTGCTCGACTACAAAACCCGCGTCGACCCCGAAGGCAATATCGGCGCGATCGCCGAGGTTCTGTCGCAGCAGAACAGCGTCCTGGAGGACATTCCGTGGGTGCAGGGCAACCTCGAAACCGGCCACCGCACCACGATTCGCATCGGTCTGCCGTCCATCTATTTCCGCCAGCTCAATCAGGGCGTCCCGCCTTCGAAGTCGACCACCACGCAGGTCGATGAAGGCGTCTCCATGATGGAAGGCCGCGGCCAGATCGACCGCGATCTCGCCATGCTCAACGGCAACACGGCCGCATTCCGCGCGTCCGAGAACGCGCCGTTCCTCGAGTCCATGGCGCAGACCTTCGCCTCGAAACTGTTCTACGGCAACATCGGCACCGCCCCGGAAGAATTCACCGGCCTGTCGACCCGTTATAGCGACGACACCACGGCGCAGAACAAGGAAAACATCATCGACGGCGGCGGCATCGGCACCGACAACACCTCGATCTGGCTGATCGGCTGGAGCGAGAACACGGTCCACGGCATCTACCCGAAGGGGTCGACCATGGGAATCCAGCACGAGGATCTCGGACTGCAGGATGCCTTCGACTCCTCGAACAACCGCTTCCGCGCCTACATGGACTGGTATCAGTGGAAGTGCGGCATCGTGGTGCGCGACTGGCGCTATGCCGTCCGCATCGCCAACATCGATGTCTCCAACCTGGTCGCCGAGGTCGGCGCCGCCGACATCCTCGAACTGATGGCGGTTGCGGTCGACAAGATTCCGAAAACCGAAGGCGTCAACCTCAAATTCTACGTGCCGCGCACGGTGCGCACCATGCTGCGCATCCAGGCCATGAACCGGCCGAACGTCTACCTGACCGTCGGCCAGGAAGAAGGCAAGCCGAAAACCGACTTCGACGGCATCCCGATCCGGATCGTCGACCAGCTGCTCCGCACCGAATCGACGGTCAACTAGGCCGAGAACAGGGAACATCACCATGCTGCTCGACAACAACCTCTTGTTCTCGGATGCGCAGGCCATCACGGCCACCGCCGCGTCGGCGAACCAAATCGACACCGCGCCGCTGTTTTCCGGCAATCTCGGCCGGCGCATCGGCAACGGCAAGCGCGCCTTCATCTTCGTCAGCGTCGATGTGGCGTTTACCGACACCGGTTCGGACAGCACCATCGCGGTGACGCTGGAGACCGACGACACCAGCGCCATGTCCTCGGCCGCCACGATCGCCACGCTGACCACGTTCCCGGCGCTGACCGCGGCCGGCACCATCCTGTTTTTCCCGATCCCGATGAGCGCGCTCTACGAGCGATACATCGGCCTGCGCTACACCGCGGCGGGCGGTAACCTGACCACCGGCTCCTTGACGGCCGGCATCGTGCTTGACGCCGATCAGTTCTACGCCACCGCACCGGGCTTCACGACGGGCGTCGAGTAATCGCCGCGCTTTGAAAGGACGACACCATGCCGCGCTACCGGATCAACGAGGCGCATTTCCTCGACAACAAATACTATGAGGCCGGCGCCATCGTCGATTGGGATGGTGCGCCGAGCAAGCACATGACCCCGGTCGAGCAGGTCGCCGAGGAACGCAAGGCGAAATACGACGAAGGGCGCCCTCACCGTGGTGTCTCCCGCGACCTGCCGCCGCGCGCTTCGGCGGTACATGATCCGCTGGCGCGCCAGCCGGGCATGCCGCGCGTCGCCGGACCTCCGGGCCAGGTGCATGCCGCTTCCGCAGATCCCGCCAATCCCGTGCGCACCGCCGAAATCGTCGAGGCCCGCCGCGAGATTGAGGACAAGGCATCCGAAACCTTCGAACAGGCCCTGCAGCCCGAACCGCCGAAGCCCGCGCCTGCGGCCCGCAATCGCGCGGCCGATGATGGCGACGCCAAGCCCGCGTCCAAGAAGTAACCGGAGGCTTTGATGCCCGACTTCAACTTCCGCAATACGTCCCAGCGGACGCAACTGGCTCTGGTCGGCAATCAGTCCGATACCGCCGGCATCAATGCGCTGCTCGGAATCCGGGTCGACAAGGCAGCGGCAACGCTTCCGGCGACGGGCAACCAGACGATCTTCACCGTGTCCGGCGGCCGCGTCCTCGTGACGATGCTGTTCGGCGAGGTGAGCACCGTCATCCAGGCGCAGATCAACAACCTCAAGGTCACGTCCGCGTCGACCGTCGGCACCGCCGTCGATCTGGCGGCGAACCTTGACGTCAATGCCAAGGAGGCCGGAACGCTGTTCCTTGTGGAGGGCGACGGGACCGCGCTGGTCGGCGCCAGCGCCGGCGCTGCCGTCAATGCGATCGGCTTCACGCCGCTGATCATCCCGACCGGCGTTATTCGCATCACCACGTCGGCCACCAACACCGGCGCCACCAAATGGCAGCTCTGGTATTTCCCGCTCGACACCGGCGCCACCGTCGTTTCGGGCTGATCTGACATTCGCGGCTGACGCATCGCGTGACCGCAGGGGACCGCGATGGTTTTTGATCCGAAAATATACCGGGACAATCGATCTGGCATCGGAATGCCTGACGATAGCGCCGCGACGGATTCCACATCCGCGTGGACCGCTGTGTCCCTGCTCAAGGGTCTCTATGCTACCCTGACCGGCGCCGGCATCACCGTTACCGGCGTCTCGACGGCAGCCAAGCAGGACGCAGAGGCCGTCCTCATCGGTGCAGTCACCGAAACCGCCCCGGCATCCGACACCGCGTCCTCCGGCCTCAACGGCCGGCTGCAGCGCATTGCCCAGCGCCTCACCAGCCTGATCGCGCTATTCCCGACGGCGCTTGGTGGAGCGACGTCGGCGAACAGCTTCCCGGTGGTGCTTTCGTCGGATGGACCGTTCGCGATTCAGAC